GATTATCTGCGGCGTGCTGGGCGGCATCCTCGGCGTAGTCGCCATGTATACAATGGCAGACTTCCCGGCGAACGACATCATGAACGCAGTGGCGATCGGCATCATTTCGGGATTCGCCAGCACCGGTCTCCATCAGGCATGGCATCAGCAGACCGGCAAACACGAGGAGTAAACCATGCCCTACACGACTACAGGAACCATCACGGGGATGGCCGTTTTCCAACGCGCCATCACCCTGATGGACGAACTGAACGATGCCGGGGAGTACGTTCACGATGACACCACAGAATACCAGAACAGGACTCTGGCGATTCTGAACACGCTCATCAACGAACTGTACCCGTACTCGGATACGTTCCCGAAGTACACGGAATGGCAGAGCGACCGCAGGCCGGTGCTGATGCCGCTGACGGCGCTGTCATCGGTCATTGACCTCGATGACTACTGCTCCGGCACGGTATTGCCATACGGACTCGCGGCGCACCTGTTGCTCGATGAGAATCCCTCTGCGGCAGGCTACTTCCAGCAGCGGTATGACGAACTGAAGCTGGCGCTGCAAAGAGGCGCTGGCAGGCTTGCGGAGTCCGAGGACATCGTGGATCTGTATGGGCCGAACGGTGGGATTCATCCGTACAACGAGTTCTCGATGTGGTCATGACCTAAAGCCTGGTAAACCAACAGGCGGAAAGGAGAACAATGGACGAAGAGAAACGCGGCAGGGGCAGACCAGCCGGGGCAAAGAACAAAAGGACGATCCAGGCGGAGAACCGGGAAGCATTTGAAAACGGCACAAACTTCCAGCCTGCGGAAGAAGTGGAAGAGATCGAACTCCCATACAAAACGCAGAAAGAACTGCACGACAAGATGGCTGAGTATTTCGATCTCTGCCGTTCTGATGACGGAGCAGGCTGGCAGGATATCGTACAGGAGTTCGCGGAACTTGCCGAGAATATGAAGAAGCATCCTACCTGGTCGAATCATCAGAGTACATATGAGCGCATTGCGGCAAAGGTTCGGAACACAGGCGTGTTCCCTGATGAAGCGGGGATGCGAACCTACCTTGGACTCACGCATGAACTGTACAAAGCCTATAAGGATTCGCCGGACTTTGAGTCGGTTTTCAATTGGGCGCAGGACATGCGTGAGTCATGGGCGGCAAGACGGATGGCGGCAGATCCGAAATCAAGTTCCGCATATCTGGCCATTTTAAAACAGCCAGGGAACGGCGGCTGGGTAGACAGGAAACAGGACAAGGGTGACAGCACCCTGGTCATCAAGGCCGCAGGCGTGGGCGGAGTAAACGCCTTTAAGTAATATGCCAACTGTTAAAGACAACCGGAAACCGATTGCCGAATGGGATCCAGGTGAAGCGAACCCGAAGCAGCTACTGTTCTACCAGGCTGACACACCGTTCGTCTGTTACGGCGGCGCAAAGGGCGGGGGCAAGACTCACGCTGTCAGGACGAAAGCATTCGGCGGTGCGCTGATGAATCCCGGCATCAAGATCCTGGTCATGCGTCAAACCTACCCTGCATTGGAAGAAAACCATATCACACCAATGCGCAGGATGGCGACAAAGACCGGAGCGGCAACATACAACGGAACCACCCATATGCTTACCTTTGTGAATGGAAGCACCATCCGATTCGGACATTGGAGCGGTGACGATTCCGAAGATGAGTATAATGGGCAGGAATATCATTAGCGGCGCTGCCGCTGATGATTATTGACTGGTGAACTCACTGGATATTTATTGACGAAGCAACACAGTTTTCGGAAAGAGCATTCAACTTCCTGGGCGGTCTGCTCCGAGGCGCGGATGCGATTCCGAAACGAATGTACTTAACCTGTAACCCAGGCGGTAAAACTTGACATTTGCGACCTAATATGATATACTTGTAACCATGGAGGTGAACTGCCATAGCTACAGTATACATGATTAGGAACAGCGAGAACGACAAGGTTTACATTGGGTCAACGACACAAAAACTGAACAAGCGTCTGAATGAGCATCGGAGTAGAGCGGCAAATGGGAAACGCTACTTGCTCTATGATGAGATGAGGAAGATCGGAACGGACAAATTCACGATTGAACCGATTCTCGAGATCCCCGGTGCAACGCAGGAAGAAATTCATCGAGCAGAACTCGATGCAATCAAAGGGTATCCTGATAAATCCAATCTGCTAAATACAAGTCTTGGAATCAGCTACAAGGACATTGAATACATTGTTCAGGAATACCAAAGCGGCAAGGCCATCAAGAAGATTGCAAAAGAGAGAGGGCATTGTTCAAAGTCTGTTTCGTCCGTCCTTAAGCGGGAAGGGATTGAAATCAAGGATTGGAACGAAATAGAGAAAATCCCGATTCTCGATGAAGACCTTAAAAGATTGTACGTTGACGAGATGAAAACTACTCCGGAAATCGCAGAAATGTATGGAACATCACACCAGACAATTCTGAAACGATTACGGAAAATCGGAATACAACCGAGACGCGCTGTAAACCGCAAATATCTCATGCCGTCTTCTCCGGAAACGGAGAAGTAATAAACCCCGGAATGAAGCACGAAAGCTAAACCGAAAGGCAAGCCAACGTGAACCGAAGACCGAGAATAATATCTTGGTCAGGGGCAACGCATAGAGAGTGAAACAAGAACACCGACTGGGTAGCCGAAGGAAACTTCGGTTATCCAGTTTTGTTTTTGAATATAATCTCTCCACGAGGCCGGGGCATCCGCAAGGATGAAAACGTATGCTGACCTCATGGGAAACCATGAGAACTATCGGATAAAAAGCCGATAGGGTAACAGAGTGGTGGGCCACAGATGGGTTAAGAGACTCTTTATAGACAAGCAATATAAGACAAACTGTCTCGACCCGGAAGAGAACGAGAATCCGGAAGACTATACGTTCATCTTCGCTACGGTCGATGACAACACGCACATGTTGGAGCATTCTCCGAACTATCTGAGAATGCTTGCCCAGATGCCAACGGATTTGAAACTGGCATACCGCTATGGCGACTGGGATGCGCTTGGCGGCGGGTACTTCAAGGAGTTCCAGTTTGCCACGCACACGATGAAGTCGTTCCGAATCCCTGATCACTGGCCGCGTTATAGATCATTTGACTATGGTCTTGATATGACAGCCTGCATCTGGTGGGCGGTTGATACCGATGGCAGGGCATGGGCGTACCGAGAAGTTGAGGAGAAAGGACTCATCGTGCAGGCAGCTGCACAGACGATCCTTGCCAACAGCCCTGCTCATGAAAAGATCCAGGCGACTTATGCGCCGTGGGATATGTGGGCAAGGTCAAAGGAATCCGGCAAGACAATGGCCGAGATCTTTCTGACAAACGGCGTTCCGATTATCCAGGCTCCAAGGGATCGTGTGCAGGGCCACATGATTGTGAAGAGCATGATGGCACAAATGCCGCTGAAAGATCCTTACATCGTTGGCCTGTTCCCGGAAGGGGAAGCACCGGCTACCATGCCTGGGTTGATGCTCTTCTCCGACCTGACAAGAGTGGCGGAGGATCTCCGCGACATTCAGAGCGATGAGAAAAACATCAATGACTGCGCGAAACTTCCTCACGAGGTCACCCATACTGTAGACAGCGTTCGCTACTTTTGCATCAGCAGAACGGAACTGGCACAAACGCCGGCCACGGAAAAGAAGCGAACCTTTGAAGATATGATTGACGAGAAAGAAGAGAATTACGAAACATTCATGTGCGGAGGGGAGCCTGATGAAAGCTACCTCGCAAGCTGAAGGGAGAACAGAATGATTGCCTGGGAAATAGTAATAACGATAGGGGTTGTTTCGCTGATCGGTATTTGCGGCGCTCTGCTCGGGAAAGCAGAGACGCTGAAGTATAAATGTGCGGATCTGGAACACAAATATGTTGCTCTGGAAGAATGGGCGGAGGACTGGCTGAAACGCCTGGAGCAGAAGTGTGAAGCCAACACCGACCAAATTGCAAAACTGGCAGCAAAGATCGTGCAGATGGAAGAACTGCTGCCAAAAAACGGCAACGGCGAGATGATCCGCAATCAGGTTCTTCTTCAGCAGATGAATGACGAGCTGGAACGAGGCCTGAACATGGAAAGGGAATGGAACGAAGGCGTAGCCGCCATTCTGAATTATGGGAAACCTATTGTACGAGGTGATAACGAATGAGTGAAGACGGGCTGGGGCTGTTTGCCGGGAAAGACAAGCCTTCTGTCGAGTGGGGCTGGTGCCATTACGAGAAAGCACGGCAGTTCAACAACAGCATCAATCTTTACGATAATGTAAAAGCCAACGAGAACTTCTTCGTTGGCAAACAATGGGAGGGCGTGAACGCCAACGGCTTGCCGACTCCGGTG